CGGGAGACTTAAATCATCCAGATATGGTAAAGATACGAACCAACGACACAGCAGCATTAGCCACGTGGATGCAGGATCAAGGTATAGATCTCACATTTTTTATCAATGTATGGAATGGTCTGCAGGATCCTTGGGAAAAAATGAGAGCCAATGACACAAATAATCAAGTTGATAGTCGTGTGCGACGAGTAAATACTGCATGACCAAAAAAAGAATCAGTTTCGTCCAGCCCAACTTCCAGCAAGGGCCCAAGGAGTTTAATGCCTATTACTTGCCGTATTCCGCTGGTGTTATCTTGAGTTATGCTTTGGCTAGCAAAAAGGTCAAAGAATCATGGGAACTGGACCATCTGGTATGGCGCAGAGAACCCATTGAAGAACTAGCGTTGAAACTCAGCACCAGCCATGTAGTGGCATTCTCCACCTATGTGTGGAATCACCGTTACAACTACAAACTGGCCAAACTAGTGAAGAACTTCAATCCTGAATGCACTATTGTGTTTGGTGGTCCCGAGCCTGCTATTGAAGATCTCAAACTGTTTGAGAAAGAACCTTTCATGGATCTAGTGATCAAGATGGAAGGTGAGATTACCTTTCGTAGGATCTTAGAAGATCACGGCAGTGACTACACCCACATCGAAGGACTGTTGATCAACTCGCCTACAGGATTGATCAACACCGGGGACCCCAAGCGCATTAATGACCTGGATGAAGTTCCTAGCCCATATCTCGCTGGCATCTTTGACCGTGTGATGGCAGAGAATCCCGGAGTGATTTGGAACGCTACATTGGAAACTAACCGTGGCTGCCCATACCAATGCACATTCTGCGACTGGGGCAGCCTCACATACAACAAGGTCAAGAAGTTCGAACTTGAACGAGTGTATGATGAACTGGACTGGATTGGTGAGCACTGTGGATTTGTCACAATCACCGATGCTAACTTTGGTATGTTTGTGGAACGAGATAACATGATCGTGGACAAGCTGATTGAAGTGCAGAAGCGGTGGGGTAAATTGGAAAGTTTCTCCATGACCTGGGCCAAGAATCAAAAGAACGAAGTTGTGGACATAGTTAAGAAACTGATCACAGAATCACCTAACTTTGGTCAAGGACTCACTGTGAGTGTGCAATCAATGGATAACGATGTGTTGGAGAATATCAAACGCAGGAATCTTGATCAACACAAGATTGACGAGATCTTTGCATTGTGCGACAAGAACAACATACCTGTGTACACAGAATTGATCTTGGGATTGCCTGGTGAAACTGTGGAGTCATGGAAAGAAGCCTTTTGGAAGATCTTCCGGGCAGGCAATCATGGCGGTATCAATATCCTACAATGTCAGTTGTTGGAAAATGCCGAGATGAATCTGTTACAGAAGAAACTGTACAAGTTAGAATCAGTTCCTGTGTACGATTACATGAGTGGTAGTTACGGAGATATAGATCTTAATGAAAGCATTGATGTGGTAGTAAGTACAAAGACCATACCACGAGAAACTATGTTAGACACATTAGTGTGGAGCAGTTTTATCCAGACATTCCATATCAATGGGCTGTCAACATACATTGCTAGATATCTGGCCAAGAATCAAGACATCGATTACTCCGAGTTTTACGAAGACCTGTATGTGTGGGTGCAACAGGATCCTTGGTTCCGACGTCAATTTGCCGAGACACGCAGTTATTTTGAAAACTGGATGACCAAAGGACGCATCGACCATCCCAAGATTGGCAACATCGAAGTGTTTGGATGGAATCTCATGCACCGTACAACTTTGTACATGGTCAAGGACAAGATGATCAACTATGTTTTTAATTCACTTGACAAATTCTTGGACTCACACTATGATATTGATTCCGCAGTAAAAAATCAACTGTTGCAATTCCAACGAAACTATGTGATTGACTACAGAGATCTCAAATCCTATCCAATGCAGATGACCTGTGATTACGATTTTTTAGGTTACATACAGGACAACACTAAATTAAAGAACACCACAGTTTATCAGTTCGATACCGCGGAAAATCCTAGCATGAGTGAAGACCGTTTCTTAGAAAATATGTACTTTGGTAGAAAACGTAACTTTGGAAAAACCACTATCACACGAACACATCATGAGATTGCCTGAACAAAATCCCAACATAGACATCAGTGTGTTGTTGCCAGTGAGAGGCCGTCCTATTCCAATGGAACAATGCCTGCATACTCTTATCAGCACAGCCACCAAGCCCGAACGCATTGAAGTGCTGATAGCATTTGATGACGATGATACCGATACTATCGATTACTTTGTAGATGTGATAGCACCATATCTTGACGCCAAAGGTGTGACCTACAGTGCTATGCAGTTCAAACGGCTGGGATACATCCGGCTCAATGAATATCTCAACGAGCTGGCCAATCACAGCACCGGGCAATGGATATTCTTCTGGAACGACGATGCTGTGATGACCACCGCTGAATGGGATGATGTGATCCGTGAACACAATGATCAGTTTACATTATTGCGAGCCGAAACTAACCACGAACATCCTTACGCTATCTTTCCTATCCTGCCAAGAAAATGGGTAGAGATCACAGGGAACATATCACCACACCAGATAAACGATGCATGGACCAGTCAGATTGGGTGGATGTTAGACATCGTGACCACTATACCTGTGATGATTGAACACGAACGATTTGACCTTACAGGCAAAAATGATGATGATGTGTTTCGTAATCGGCCCATGCTGGAAGGTAATCCAGCCCATCCAAGAGATTTTAATCATATCGACTGGCGCAAACGCCGTATACAAGACGCCATGAAGATTGGTAACTATCTAGAACCATTAGGATACGATCTCACTCACTTCAGATTAGGTATAGAGAATAAAATAGACATCTGGGAAAAGATGATAAAGTTAGACAAAAAAGGTCTAATGAAACAATGGAGCCCCGAAGAACTTGGCCACTGAACTTGTAGACAAAATCAAACAATACTGGAACACACAGCCTTGCAATGTCAAGCACAGTCTCAGTGAACCCGGAACCGAACAATATTGGAATGAAGTTACTGAACGAAGGTTTTTTGTAGAACCACATCTGCGAGACTTTGCCAGTTTCCATCAGTGGCGCGGCAAACGAGTATTAGAGATCGGGTCAGGCATCGGTTCTGATGCTGTGGAATTTGCACGGCATGGTGCTGAATATGTGGGCATCGATCTTTCAGCAGAATCTGTGGCCATGAGCCGGCAACGATTTGAACTGTTTGGACTTCGAGGCGTGTTCCATGTGATGGATGCTGCTGATCAAGTGATGATGGCTAAACTAGGGCAGTTTGATCTTGTGTATAGTTGTGGTGTGCTACATCACTATCCAGATATGACTGCATGTTTGAATAACATCCATGATGCCTTGAGACCCAATGGCGAGTTCCGTATGTTGGTATACGCCAAAAACTCATGGAAATATGCCATGATCCAGAAAGGTCTGGATCAATTTGAGGCACAGGCAGGTTGCCCATACGCCACAGCATACAGCCGAGAAGAGATCTATGATTTGCTGAATGGCAAATTTGAGGTCCTAAGAATTAGGCAAGATCATAATTTCATGTATAATGTACCTAAGTACCGCGCAGGCGAATACGAACTGGAGCCTTGGTTTGCTGTCATGCCCGAAGACATGCGAGCAGCAGTGAAAGAATACCTGGGTTGGCATTTGTTAGTTAAAGCACGAAAAATATGAGCAAGATCAAAATAGCAGAACTGTTCTACAGCATTCAAGGCGAGGGCAGATACATGGGTGTGCCCAGTGTGTTCTTACGCACATTTGGATGCAACTTTAAATGTGCAGGCTTTGGTATGGCACGAGGAGAAACCAGCGATGAAGCAAACAACATCGATCCCGATCTTTACACGGATTACAAAACGCTGCCTTTGGTATCTACAGGCTGTGACAGTTATGCTAGTTGGGATCCTAGGTTTCGGCATCTGTCTCCCCTTCTTGATACTGATGCGATTGCCCACGCTATTGTGGATACGCTACCGTACAAGGAATGGCGCGACGAACATCTCGTGATCACCGGCGGTGAACCATTGCTGGGTTGGCAGAAACAATATCCGGACTTGCTCAATCATCCCAAGATGGCAGGATTGAAAGAGATCACATTTGAAACCAATGGCACCCAGAAGTTGAGTGAAGAGTTTAAAGAATATTTGTTAGCCTGGGATCGCTGTGATCACTGGCGACGAGAAATCACATTCTCAGTGAGTGCTAAACTGCCATGTTCAGGAGAGGCATGGTCAGATGCTATCTGTCCAGAAGTTGTGCGCGAATATGAACAATACGGCACAGCGTATTTGAAGTTCGTGATCTCAACAGAAGAGGATTTGACAGATGCTGAAAGAGCCGTGGAAGAGTTTCGTGCTGGGGGGTTTACGGGGCCTGTGTATATTATGCCTGTTGGTGGCGTTGAACGGGTGTACAGTCTTAATAATAGGGCAGTGGCAGAAATGGCAATGCGAAAAGGATGGCGGTACAGTGATCGACTACAAGTGCCACTATTCAAGAACGAATGGGGCACATGATGGGACTGTTTGATAGATTGTTTGGCGCGAATAGCGCAAAAGAAAAAGCCCTGGCAGCATTGGCTGCTGCACCCGCGCCTGCTGTAATCGTTCCGCCTGCACCCCGAGAAAAGAAAGTAAAAGAAGAGCCCAAGACCGCAAAACAGATCGCAACAGACAAAAAAGAACCTTATGTGAACATCGTAAGTCTGGATGTGGATCTAGACAACTTGCATCAAGGTGCATTTGAACTGGACTGGAATGAGATCTTTGTGGCTCGCTTGGTCAAGGCCGGATACATGATCAAGAAGGATGACACAGACGCAGAAATCGTGGACCGTTGGTTCCAAAATGTATGTAGACATGTGGTCATGGAGACCTGGGAACAAGAAGAAGCCATCGCTAAGAGTGGCATGTGGGTGCGTAGCACTGATGTTGGAAACGGTCGATCTGAAGTATCGTGATCCTGTATGTGAATGGCGATAGCCACGCTGCTGCTGCCGAAGCAGTAAGTCCAGCAGCCTTTGCCGAAGACGATGGCTATCCAGAACTGGGTCGACGACCACATCCTGCAAACCTTCAGGCAAGTTGGGGGCAACAACTGGCCAATAGATTCAACGCCACCTTGGTATGCGATGCCGAATCTGCTGCATCCAATGCTCGCATCATGAGAACCACACGCGAATGGATCAAGAACTTGGTGCCTTGGGAATCTGCATTAGCAGTGATACAGTGGAGCACATGGGAACGCGAAGAATGGTTGCACAACGGTGAATACCTGCAGGTGGGCAGTTCGGGCACAGATCAGGTTCCTGACGAACTGGCGGATCAATACAAACTGTTTGTGGTTAATGTAGATTGGACTTGGTGTCAGCAATACTGGCATGACGAGATCTGGCAACTGCACTTGGATCTCGACGCAGCAAAGATACCACATGTGTTTTTCAACGGCAACAATTCATTTGATCGAATCCGTACGGGCGCCTGGCATCAAGTTGATTGGGGCAACGCATACATCGCACCTTACAGCAAATACACATACGATCAGATCTTGCGCGAAGCCGGATTCGATACGGTAAGACCAGATTCTTGGCATTTCGGTGAAACGGCCCATTGCTTTTGGGCTGACTTTGTGCTACAATACTGTATAGAAAACAACATATGGAAACCCGATGCGATATCTGTTGATTGACACAGCAAATACTTTTTTCCGTGCCCGCCATTCGGTTTTCCGCGCAGCAGACGCCTGGGAAAAACTAGGCTATGCTCTGCACATAGTGATGAGTTCAGTGAACAAGGTCAATAAGAAGTTTGCTGCGGACCATGTGGTTTTTGCACTAGAAGGTCGCTCATGGCGCAAGGACTACTACGAGCCCTACAAGAAAAACCGCGCTGTGGCCCGTGCTGCTCTCAGCGAAACAGAACAAGAAGAGGACAAACTGTTCTGGGAGACCTATGATAACTTCACTAAATATTTGGCTGAGAGCACCAACTGTAGTGTCATTCGACACCCAGAAGCCGAAGCAGACGACATCATTGCTCGTTGGATCGCATTGCATCCACAGGACGAGCATTACATAATTTCATCAGATACAGATTTTGTGCAATTACTAGCACCCAATGTGAGCCAATACAATGGCATAACCGATGAACTACATACGGTTTCTGGCATTTTTGATGCCAAGGGTCGGCGTGTGCAAGACAAAAAGACCAAGACAGACAAAGTGATTCCGGATCCAGAGTGGCTGCTGTTTGAGAAGTGCATGCGTGGCGACACATCAGACAATGTGTTCAGTGCTTACCCGGGTGTGCGCGAAAAAGGCACTAAGAACAAGGTGGGTTTGCGCGAAGCATTTGAAGATCGCAAGAATCGCGGCTTCAATTGGAACAATCTCATGCTGCAACGCTGGACCGATCACAATGGTCAAGAACATCGTGTGAAAGACGACTACGAACGCAATCGTGTGCTGGTGGATCTTACTGCACAGCCCGAAGCAATCAAAGTCAAAGTAGATGGTGCCATCCGCGAACAGATCAGCCACAAAGACATCGGTCAAGTGGGTGTGCGGTTCATGAAGTTCTGCGGCAAATACGAACTCACAAAGATATCTGAAGCGCCAGAGCAATACGCCCACTGGCTCAACAACACATATAAAGGAACTTTAGATGAGCATAATAGCCAAGCCCATAGTTAAAGATCAGTTCTACATCCTCACACAGGATGACAAGAAGGTCGGCAACATCGAAGCCACAGGAGATGGTTTCGCAGTAAGGATCAACAACCAGGTCATGCCATTCAAGACCATGGCCATGATCCGCAAACAAGTTGGAATTGAATTTCCAGCAGTGGGAAACAAGACCAGCCGGGAGCCTGCTAGTTATCAAGTGCAAGGGTATCCTTCAGGTTCACGAGTGTACAATCCCATCTGGAATGTTCAACACAAATTGCCCTTGTTTACCAAGAACAACAAATCACGCTCGTGGTATGCTGCCGGTTGGTATCAGGTCAAACAACGCAGAACTTGGAGCATAGTACAGAGCCCCAAGTTGATTACCTTGGAACGATATCCTTATCAAGGTCCTTTTTACACCAGAGAAGAAGCCAATGTCAAACCCCTTCCTTGATCAATCTCGATTCATGCGAGCATGCAACCAGACCGTGGGTGCATGGAACGAACCTCAATTCAATCTCTACACCAGTCTCATCCAAGAAGAAGTAGATGAACTCTGGACAGCCAATGCTGCTGCTGATCCTAAAGAATGTCTTGATGCACTGATCGATATCCTTGTGGTCACTGTCGGTGCTATCCACAGTCTTGGTGCAGATGGTGAAGGTGCATGGAACGAAGTCATGCGAACCAACTTTGCCAAGATCGATCCCGCCACTGGTCGCGTGAACAAACGCGAAGATGGCAAAGTTCTCAAACCCGAGGGATGGACACCCCCTGAACTCGACCAATTTATACAAACACGATGATTGAACCCCTGCGCGATGATCTCATGGTCCAGCAACAACTGGGCTCGGAAGATATTCCTTACATTGAAAAGTGGAGACACATGGT